CCCCGATCCACGACCCCCACCGGATTCGGCTGGGACGCGGCTGGAGCCTGGGCCTGGAGTTTCGCCAGTTCCTCCTTGACGCGCTCCGCTATGTAATCGTCCATGTGTCTCCCCTTCACGACCGTGAACGCCCTCTTGTATACATCCGGATCGCTCGCTCGTTCGGCCAGCGGGATCCTCTCGATCTCGCTCTCCACTTCCTTGCCGTACTTCTCATAGAGTTTCTTGTTCTCGGGATCGCTGAGGGCAAGTGCACGGGAAAGTTTCTCTTGTCCCTTCACCATGGTCTCGAAGGCGCGTCCGAGCTTGCGGTTCGCCCATTCATCAAGAGCCTGAGACGGATTGTCCAGGTACATCTTGTTGAAGCGCTCCATGAAGTCGGCGTCGCTCTCTCCAGGCTGTTGCGCGAGCGGAGCCTGAACCTGGATGGGCCGATCCACCACCTTGTCCAGGCGCTCCATGATGCCGTTCAACCCAGCCGACTGGGACGCCTGAGCCTTCAGGGCCTCCAGCTCCTTTTGTGTCTCCAGGAACTTGGCCTGAAGCTCCTCCTTGGACGGCCCTTCATCCTTCACCTGGGCCGTTTCGTCGATGATCTCAAACGGACTTTCAGGCAGTGTTTCGCCTTCCACTTCCACCTGCTCGTCAGACATACCTTGTTTCCTCCCTATCAGTCACTTTGTTCCTCCCTGGATGAAACCAATCGTTCCACCTCGTCGAGCCACCAAATAAAATGCCGCAACGCCCTTGTTTCCCCCTGGGATCTCCAGATTTCGAGGCTGTCGCTCGCACCTTCCATGTCCCGGTGCGCTTTAGACAACCGTTCCTGGAGTTCCCGGCGCAGGGATACCAGGATTTCCGGCAAATCTCTGGTCATTTTGCGCCATGGAATTATCCATGGCTCCTCGAGGCCCAATCGGGCCAGCTGTTCCCTCACCGACGTTCGCACTCTGAGCCTCCATCTGCGCTTCCTGCTGTGTCAACTGCGATTCCAACACTCCCAAGTACGGCACATAGTCCTTAGGATTGCCCAAATTGAAGAATTCCGCCATTTTCTCAAGAATCTTGGTCTGTCCAACGACCAATTTCAAGTAAATGAGACTCGCCATCGGGTTTACCTGCCCGAACTGCTGGGCCAGAGCGAAATACTTCCCGACCGTCTCGCCATAGCCGTTGTACACAGCCATGAACTGGGCGAAATTCTGTTTGCGCATCTCTTCGCTACGGGCCACATCCGTCGTTTCAATCTTGAACTTGAACTTGAACGGAAGTTCCTCCGGAGTTAGGTTGAAAACTTCCTGTATTAAAGCCGCATCCGACTCGGACACCATCGAATAGTCCACGAGATCCCGGTTGCGAGCGAGCAGAAGCACAAGCATGCGCCCCATCTCGGCGTAATACGTCTCGACCGTGTCAAACTGGGCGTCCAGAATCGTGGAAGCCATACTCGCCATGAATTTCTGGGCCTCAGCCCCACCCCCACTTTTGAGGGTCTGGTCGGCCATCCCGGCCAGAGCGTCGTTTGCGCCGCTTATCCGGTCGGCGTATTGGTTCACCAAGAACTCCGCCTGGTAGGAAGACCCGCTCAGATCCGGAAACATGAGGCGCTTGAACTCGTCCGGCTTGTCCATGAAGATAATCTTGCCGGGGTACATCGTTTCGTTCGGTGTGACGCCACTTCCACGAGGAGCGACATACATATCCAGCATCGCCAGCTTGAGGTTATCAAGCCTCATGTTGTGGAGAGTCTCGGCTTCGTCCTGCAGATACTGCAATTGGTGCCCAAGGCCTATCCCATACAGCTGTCCCGGGATCTCGAAGAACGGAATCCGTCCCACAAGCCTGTATCCGAGGTTGTTGGTCTCCACACGCAACAGGGTTCCGCTCTCCAGCTCGATCACACCCTTGATGTCCTCAAGAATACCGTCCCCATTCACGTCCCAGAACGCGTGGAATCGGTACAAATCGAACACTTTTGTCGAATCAAAGTCCATCGCGGGGCTGGCGTTGATGCCAAGACGCTCCCTCTCGAGCTTTTCCTCCTCCGTGAACTCCTTCAAAGGGGAGGAAAGAACCTTGTCCACGTTCATGAAGCGTCCTGAAGAGGCCCGTTCCTGCAACTCACCCCATGTCAGGCGGAACCGGATTGCAAGCCAGGGCGCGCGCTGTAGATCGTCCCAATACGGACGTGTGAAAAAGTCCTCAATCTTAATCAATTCGATGGCCGGGCCGTTCTTTATCACCCGATATGCCGGGGTTTTGTTGTCCCCTTCCAACACAGGGAGTCTCTGGTAGTCCCAAAACACCTCGTAGAACTGTGTCCCTAGACTTGGAAGGTCATAAAAAGCCTTCCGGTTTAGCGCTTCCAGGTTGAGATGAAACGGAGAGGCGGAAAGTGCGTTGAGATACCTGCTCAAAGCCTCGGCGTGCGGCTTGTATGTGGCGTCCGCGCTATCCCCAGACCAGAACGGACGCTTCGTGGAGAAGTTCTTGAGCAGTTTAGCGTAGACCGTGTTGACCCTCTGGGCCATGATAGGCGGGCTGACGTTGGCGCTATTCGGAAATGGAGTGTTTTTTATCGGATTCTCGGGTCTCGCGATTCGCATCCTGCGCCATATCTGCACATTCGCCATGAACTCGGCGATGTCCTCGCCGTCCCTCACAGCCGTGATTTCCTTCACCAGAAAATCCACGAACGCTTTCTGGTCTTCCTCGCTTTTAAAAAGCCCTTCGTTTGAGACGATTTGCTCGGGCGCTCCCTCCACAATCTCTATGGTATCGCTCATATTGCACTCCTCAATAACCTGTAGTGGGGTTCATTCCCATCCCTGTCCTGTAGGAGTTTAGCTCCCCTAACTCTTCACTGTCAATAGAATCGGGACGGACGCTCATTTTTATCGCTATTTTGAGGGCATCGAGGATGTCCCGCTTCACTCCGCTCGGAAACGTCCTAAGCTCCTCGTTGAGCAGGGACATGTACGGTCTGGCGCAATACAACACCTTGCGTTCCAGCACAGGCTGTATGATGTTCCGTATCGTCACGACCTTGTCACCCAGGGCATTGATGGCGTCCAAGTTGAACCACTTCAAACGCCGTGCCTCCTCGGCCCTCAATACGGGTTCCAGGGCCTTGAAGCCCGCCTGCATCTCCACCACCGTTTTCCTCACTGTTCCATACTTGGAAAACAGCTCAAACGCCCAGTCCATCCACTGTGTCGTGGGCACGTACCCGGCCCGTATATCGATTATGAAATACCTGTCATCCGCGGTACGTGCCAACACCAGCAACACGCTTCTCGAAGTTCGTATGTTGACAAACTTTTCAACTCCCGCCGGATCTATGGCTACCACCAGATCGCAATCCTTGAGGGGTATAACCGTGTCCTCCCAATCCAGCACGATGAACCACCCACGCCTCGGATCATATTCGATGTCGACAGGCTGAACGTCATATTGGGAAAATTCCACCGAGTTCGACGCTATCGGATTATTGAGGTACTGGGTTTGGTATGTCCAAGGGTCGTCCGCCGCAAGACGCCTCAAGGACTCCACGCTGTATCTTTCGGGGTAGATGCTCTCGTCCTGCTCAAGAGCCATCCTGTAGTACACACGCCATGTTCCCTCAGGATTGACCGGATAATTCGCCCCGATCTCATCCCAATAGCCGTATTGCTCGTAGGCGTCCAACATCACGTCTTCGTACGGGTCGTCTATGCCATACCTGGTGGCGCTCAACACGGCCCTGGACTGCTCCATGCTTATGAGCAGAGTCCGTAGCGAACTCTTGAACCAGTTCTTTATGCGGTACATATCCGCCGTAGCTCCATGGTCTGCGTTGAGCTGGGCATCCCCCACGATGTCATCGAACAGCCCCTCGTCCACATGGATACCCTGTGTGCTACCACCCGCCGTAAACGGCTTGATGTTCGGCTCCGGAAATGTGCGTGTGCGGTTCGGAAGCACACCCTCCCTGTCATTCCAACGGGAACCATCCGCAGTGGACGGCACATACTCCGGAAACACCCACGCAAAGAAGTCATTCGAGTCGAAAATGCGCTGTGTCTGGGCGAAAAAGTCATGCGCCCGGTCGTATATCGAGGAAAATATACCGATACGAATGTTCGGGTCTCTCAACATGTCCCACGCCGCTCCACCATGAGTGCATATGGTGCTCTTGAGCGACGATCTCGGAACGAACACTCCAAGCCTGGCACCCGGTTCCACGGCGAGTTGCCTGAAATTGCACATATCCAGGTGCAATTTCGGCGTCAGGTCGCTGTACGGCCCGTTGTACGCCGCCACACACTTCAAGAAAAAGAACAAATTCACAAGAGACGCCTGCCGCACAAGGGATCTAAGCGTGTCATTCACGGGGAAGTTCCCGCTTGAAATTTCGCTCAACACTTGTTGCAGGACAAGAGAGGCGTCGTTCCTCGAGAAGATCGGAGCTTTCTCATGTGGAGTGATAAGCGGCGTTATTATGGATTCACTCAGTTTCATTGTGTTGCTTCACCACGAAGAAGTTCTCCCACTGTGCAAGCAGAAGGAGAGAGGTTTGGAAGGTCGAAGGGCCGGAAAGGGGGTAGAGAGCCAACAGCCGAAGAGGGGCCGATGGGGAAAGGCCCCTGGGCGGCCCGGCTGGTAGGGTCGTTTCCGGAGGCCGGGGTCATGGGGTCTCCTCGAAGACGAAGGTCGATAGGATCAGGGAGCCTGCGGAGCGCAGGGCGTCAAAGAAGATACGCCACTGGGGCAGGCGGTGGTTCTTGCGGTCGCGGTACATGGAGTGCAGGGCCTGCACGGAACACTTCACGATGCGGGTCTGGAGGTAGCCCTCGGGCAGGAGGGATTTGAACTCGGCCAGGCTGATCTCGTTCGTTCTGCACTTCTCGAGATGAAAGTTGAGGTATTGGAGCAGGGCCGGGGATATTAGGTGCGGATACTCGAAATCCTGCTCCACGATGGGTTGGGAGGTGAGTTTGTTCATGGTGGAGGCCGAAACCTTGTCCACCCCCATGCGGTACGTGTCGAACTCCTGCCACCAGAAGCGGGGTGCCCGTATCTCGAGCCACACGTCGATGAGGCGCGCGAACTTGGAGTGCGAGTCGCCCTTGAGTGTGAGGGTCTTTCCGAGTTGCATGTCCTTCTCACGGGACACGGTGGAACCGGCGCTGTATGGGAGCCTCATGGCACGCAGGGCCTCGGTCTCCCCGACGGGCCCGTCCAACAAGATTACATTCATCAGTCGTCATCCTCCACGACAAAGCCGATGCGCTGGCCCTGGACATCCACCGATGTCGGCTCCTTCTCCTTGCCTATGGATTCGAGGTGTTCCTTGATGGAAGCGCGCACCATGCGGGCCACGGTCTGGGAGCCGCAGTGCAGGATCAGCACATCCCTGACACGGGTTATGTGAACCGGGGCCGTGTGCGAGCGCTCAGACACGATCGTGATGGGCACCGACTCGGAAGGCATGACTCACTCCTCGGGGTAGGGGTCTTCGTCATCCTCAAGCAGGGGGTCGTACTTGTCCAGGGTGTCCTCGGAGTCGTCATCTTCGACAAGCATGGGGCCATACATGGCTGTGGCGTAGAGCATATCGGCAAGAGTGAGTAGGGTGTCGGCGAGCTCTCCGTCGATGGTGGTGTCGAACTCAAGTCCGTGGTCGATCATGTTCTGTACGGAGCAGGCAATGTCAAGTGCATCATTGTAGAAGGGGGAGGACTGCGGCACTGAGAGAGCTTCGGACAGGGTTTTCCGGGAGAGG